CCGTGAGAACGGCGGTCGTGTTAACCGAGTAGGTTTCACGCGTACTCAAGTTGAAGGTGAACTTCTTAAACGTGGTTTTTTTACTGAGTATACTCAAGAATCAATGGACTTCGATTCTGATGCAGATTTGTTGTCTCATATTGTTGAGGAAGCTCTTGTTGGTGCCAACGAATTGACTGAAGCTGAGCTTCAGAATGATTTAATTACTACCGCAACTTCTAGCGGTACTGCTTACTATTGTTCTGGTACTCCAGCAGTTACCGTTGGTGGTACTTTAGAAGTTGATGAAGTTGTCGACTACGCAGATTTAATGAATCTTTCTATTGCTTTGGATGATAATAAAACTCCTAAGCAAACAAAGATTATTAGTGGTTCTCGTATGATTGATACTAAAACCATTAATGGTGGTCGAGTTATGTTTATAGGAACTGATTTAATTCCTGTAGTACGTAAAATGAAAGGAATTGATACTAGTTCTGCTGTAGGTTCCGGCTTTGTTGGTGTAGAAAAATACGCTGATGCTGGTACTGTTATGCATGGTGAAATCGGTTCTGTTGATCAATTTCGTATCGTTGTAGTTCCAGAAATGCAATATGACCGTTTAGGCGGATCTAAGGCAGACGATGACGGTACTGGTAAAGATGGTGTCGATATTTATCCAATGTTAGTTGTTGGAGATGGCGCATTTACTACTATCGGTTTTCAGACTGATGGAAAGAGTGTTAAATTTACCGTTAATCATAAGAAGCCTGGTAAAGAAATTGCTTCTTTGGATGATCCATATGGTGAGGTAGGATTCTACTCCATCAAATGGTATTACGGCTTTATGGCACTTCGTCCAGAGCGTTTAGGTATTATTTGGACTGCTCTAGTAGCAGTATAATAATATTGTTTGACCGTCCCTCCGACCGCTACTCGCAGAGTAGCGGGAGGGGGACACTCTTTTAAATTATAATTTGGAGGAAGTATGGAAGATACTACATTAACGGCTCCCATTAATGGAATGACAGATGATGAAATTAAACAAGAATTAGCAGATAACGGAGTTACGTTACATCATAAAACTGGAACAAAGAAGCTTGCTTCTACTCTAGCTGACGTTAGAAGTAAAGAGTATAAAGAAAATACGAATTCTGGTTCTACTGAAGCATCCAGAGCTGCAAAAGCAAAACATTTAGCAGCTATGAAAACTCCAGAAAAATTAGCTATGAAACTTGTTCGTGTAGTAGTTACTCCTAATGACCCTACTATGGTTAATTACCCAGGACTTATATTTAGTGTAGGTGCTTCAGGAATTAATAATGGGAGAATGATTAAGAAGTTTGTTCCTTTTAGTAATGATGAAGGGTGGCATGTTCCAACAATTCTTCTTAATCAAATTATGAATGCTGAAATGCAAAAGTTTAAAACTGTAACTAGAGCTAATGGCGAAAAGGTTTTAGAACCATATAATACTAAGAAATTTAATGTACGAATTTTAGACCCTCTTACTCGAGAGGAATTAGAACACGTTGCCGCAGCTAATAAAGTTGCAGGCTTTAGTGTAGGAGCTACTAACTAATGGCTATTAGTATTGTTAATTTAACCCAGAATGTTGTTACAGATGCTGATAACGTAGTAACAGGTACCGGTATATTTGATGACATGATGACAACTGTTAATGCTCATATGGCTGCTCAGTTTAATTTAGGTCGGATTACTGGTAGTGATTACGCGACAGTATATTTAACGGCAATACAGGCTACTGTACAACAAGCTGTTGCTTTTACTATAGGAGCACAAAAAGGTAATGCTGAAGAAGCTTTATTGTTTCAAAAAGAAATTACAGAATTTGCACAAACTGATAAAATTACCAAGGTAGCCCCTAGTACTACTAGTGTTATGGGCAGAGCTGCTGCATTATCTGCTGAACAGGCCAAAGGCTTTAAATGGAATGCCGATCAAAAATATCTTAAAACTATTCTAGATGCTTGGAGTATTAATATTTCTACAGCAGGTGTACCAGCTACAGGTGTTGTTGCTATCAATGAAACCGGGACAGGTAATATTAATACCCAAATAACTAACGCCGAACCTACTGGATAGGAGGCGTTATGAGTTTTATAGCCTCTATTTTTGAAGCAATAGTAGATGTCATCGTTTTTATAGTTGAAGCAGTTGTACAAATCGTTGAGATGGTTGTACATCTCATTATGGTACTTCTTGGTTGGGATAGTGGAAGTAGCCAGGTTATTGAGTATTACGAAGTTCATAATATTCCTCTGTTTGATGATGTAGATAAGAAAAATCCCCTCCTAAATTCAGTTCTTCAGTCTGTTATTGAAAACCAAGATATTTCTGGTAATTTAATCTATCATCTTGCATTTCGTAGTCTTAAAGGAAGTGTTAGAGATTTTATGCAGTTTATTGACGATGGGGATTATTTTGAAAATTTCCCTACTGTAGAATCCTATATTTTAACTATAGATTACACTGAATTAACAGCTACGTTAAATACTATTAACGGTGTTCCCTGTACTCCTGAAGGATCTTATTTAAGAGCATTATCGAAAGTTGATTGGGCTAAATACTGGCTTCAAGAGAATGCAGGATATAATGTAGGAACTAATACCATAGGGGTAGATCACTCTACAACGAGTACTAGTCCTATTACTCCTGCTGCAGATACGGTTACAGTAACTCCATCTCTTAATCATTTTGATATTGATATAACTAGTGAAATAGCTACTGAAGATGAAGTATTTGCTGATGAACGATGGGAAGCTAATCTTAATAATATTGTTTATAATTCAGGACCAGATACCTATACAATTCCCGTATATAACGCAGCAACTGTTGGAAACATAACTAGAAATTATACGGCACCTACTAAACCTACCCAATTACATTACGTTTCCTTCTATTACAGGGATAGTGCTCCCTCTAGACAATATCTATTTATATATCAAGTAGGTGCAGGAACGTATACTGATTTAGATACTGTAGAAAATGCTATTGACCAAGACGGTTCTAGTATTGAAGCACTTCCTTGTATTCCACTAAGATTAAGTAATGCCGATTACACTACTTTTGGAGTAACTAAAAAGACTCAAATTGAGGACTTATTAGACATAATTCTATTAGATGCTGAACAAATCCTTGACACGGTTGTAACTGAATCGGGTGTTGCTTCAGGAGATTTAGACCATATTTATGTAAATTTTGGCGTACGTATGTGGGATACCTCTCAAACAGGAATGGGCTATTTATTTACCATGTTTGAAAATTTATATCCTTCACAAGGCGTTACGCAAGGTACTTATAATAACTCTCCAACGGGAGATGATAAACCACAGAATAATATACTGATTACAACGGATGATAATAAATTAGCGTATCAATGGTCATATATCACGTTTACACATACTAGTTTAGCTGCTATTGATGCAGATAGTGGAAGTGTTGAAAATGGCATATATTATTCAGATATGTCTAAATTTGTCGGCGGAATTTTGAAATATAACTATTATGTTTCTTCTGGAAAAGGGACCTATAACGTAGGTTATAAAGCAGATGATCTAGATGAAGTACAGGACTTCCTAGATGGCAGTGGTGTACCTAATCCAGGTACCACTAGTGGAGAAGCTACTAATTGGCTACAAGTAACTGAACGCATGTCCTACAACAATCCTAGCCCTGTTTTACAAGAAGCAGATGGTTCTACTTCTGATTTAAAATATTTAACCCCCGATTTAGTTTATGAAAATAATGGATCAGGAGGATTAAGATTAGTCGAATCAGCTTCAGACGCTACAACTGTAGGACAATCAATAACTTATTATTGTGTTAAGCCTTCAGGATTAGATGCCTATACCGTAGTTGCTCCAATTGCTTCTTGTAGAGTTGTTGACGGATCCAGTGGGCACTTTAGAGTAGTTAAATTTAATCTTGGGAATAAAGGGGATCTAATGGTTCCCTTTATTCATAATTTTATCAAAAACTTATCCAATGATAAAGTTAGTCGGTTATTTTTAGCAGGATGTCATTGTTCTATATACATAGCTCATTATGAAAAGATTGTGCATGAAGGTATGGATTGGTTAACAGCTCTGGTAATGATTGTTATCATTGTAGTTATTATTGTAGTTGCATGGCCAATGATAGTAGAAGGATTTGCTGCTATGGGTGCTGCATTTGCAGAATTAGCTGCTGCAGCCGCTGCTGGAACATTTTTAACTACGGCATGGGGGATGTTTATGGCAGCTCTCCCGAATATTATTATAAAGATGGCTGCTCAGTATATTATTCAAGTAGCTATTGCAGAAATAGCAGGAGATAACGAAGAACTTGCAATGATTCTTAATTTAGTGGCTATGGTAGCTGTTAGTACATGGGAACCAGGTATTAGTTATGGAAGCCCAACTTATGGCACTACTGGAGGTACCGCTATAGGGCCTAGTACTCCAGGAGGTAGTATAGAATTCGCGAGTCCTTCATTAAGCTTCTCTGGGAGTTCTTTTGATTTCAGTGGACTTGGTAACCCATTGAAATTAGTTAGTTTAGCTTTAGATGTTATAAATGGATTAAACAGAATATCCATGCGAAAAGAAGCTCAAATTGCTGCAGATTTAAGACAAGAAAGAACACAATGGATGACTGGGGCAGGTGAGCAAGATGCACATTTAAGTCTGTTGGAAGACGCAATAGCACCAACAGAGAGTTTCACACAAAATGTAATGCTTCAATCACTACGAAATGTTAATAGAGGTGCAGCATTAGGAGGGGAAGTAACTTATGCTCTATTTACTGCACAATATGATGTACCATACCTAGCTTATGCATATAGTGAAACTATACAGCAATCTGTAAGCGGTCAAGTTGCTATATAACAATCTGTAATAGACATCCTTATTAAATAATAGTAATATTGACAAAGAACTAAGCAAAGACTAAGGAGATAGACATGCCCTACCATACAACGCCAAAGAAACCACAATGGAAAACCACAGATTGGAATCAATGGACGGATATCCAAAGAAATGCTTTTAATCAATTAGGACGGACACATGGTTCAGGAATGCAAAAATACGCTATGGATTATGGTCCTAAAGGAAGTCTATTTCAACGTAATCAGCTTAATAAATTACAAAGCCAAAATAAGTCAGATCAGTCTTACGCAACTCAAATGAATAAGAGTAATCTGGATACGTTTAACTTTCAAGGATACAATCAACCGAATTTCTATGATAAATATTCTCCTGGTAAAACTACAGATACAAGTTGGTGGGACGATATAGGTGACATGTTAGGTGGTGATGGATTTCTAGGTGGAGTTAAAGGTTGGTTAGATCTTGGAGTAAAAGGATTGGAAGCTTGGACTGGATTAGAGCAGGTTGATCTTGCTAGAGAACAGAATCAATTAGGTAGAGATGCTTTTAGTTTTCAGAAAGCTGCATGGAATAAAGATTATGATGCTAGAAAGATTGCTTACAATACTAATGCCAGAGACGTTAACGCATGGAAAGCTGCTCAGACTCCAGGTGGTTATACAATGTCTGAACTAGTAGTTTAAAGGAGAATAGATATGGCAGTCCCAACATGGAGAAGTCAAGCAGCCCCTAGTTTTGAAGCACCCTTAAGAACTGTTGGACAAGCTAACAAAGCATTAGTCGAAGGCTTAGATAGAATTTCTACAAGTATAGACGAAGGTTCCGATACTTACGGCGATATTGTAAAGAACGAAGCTTACAACACTCTTTCTAATATTACACCTGAACTGGGAGAATCAAGAGCTGCAGCTCGTCAAAGGACTATAGCTGAGAATCCGGGTTCATTTGATTCAAGTTTTCTAGGCTCTAAAGAGATGGACAATTTAGAAAAAACTCTTGGTGCATTAGATGCAGGAAAGAAAAAAGTAGATAATAAAACTCGTGTAATGGAGCAAGTACGTAAGTTATCACAACTTGACCCAATAGAAAATCCTGAGGCGGCACGAGAAATGATGAATACTATTACTAAGTTTAACAAAACTAATGATATATCAGATGCGGATGGTGATCTTAAACAATACGCAGATGCTATTTTAAGAAATACTACTGTAAAATTAGACGCTCAAACAGTTATAGACGCAGGAGGAGTTCTTGGTACTGAACGATCATATACTCCTGAAGTTATAGCTAATGTTAGAAAAACTATTGAACAAAAAGTTAGAGAAAAAAATAGAGGCGCTAGTGATGCGCAAGTTAAAACAACAGTTAATCGTCTTCTATCTGAATCTCCTCTTGGAGCAGCATTTAAAAGACAACAAGAAGTTGAAGGAGGTAGAACTCTTCTAGACTACGAACGCATTACTTTAGCTGGTGAAATAGCTGACGCATATGAAACAGGAAGTCATGACGATTTAGTAGCAGCTGTAAACAAAGGTAACAAGTGGGTTATACAAAATCCTGATGCTAGTCCTGAAAAACTTGCCTTTTTAACAGAGCCTATAATTCGTGCTTTAGATGATATGGATGTTGATATATTAGGTATTTGGCGTAAAGAAAATCCAGGCTCTACGGCAGGAAATCAATCTGAACAAAAGAAATTTAGAGATGCTTTATATAACAAGTATCGAGAAAAATTTCCTGAATTATCTAAATCAATTTTAAATAAACAAATATCAGAAGATATTCAAAAAAATGCAACTCTAAGCGCTATTATTAACAGTGGAAATGCCATTGCTGAATTTGAAACTAAGTACATGCGAGATTCACGACAAGCTATAAATGAATTTAAAGGGGAACAACGAGATCTCGTACTTAATATAAGAAAGAATGGTTTAACAGCTGTAATTGGAAAATCTTTGGAAAAAACAATTAATGAGACTTTACCTGAAGAAAAACTTAAAGATATAAACCGAAGTGATTTATATGATCAAGTAAATTTAACAATTAAAAAAATTAAAAGAGCATTTCCTAATTTACAACCGTATCAAGAAGCCACACTTGATGTAGCTATACATAAGTTGCTAACAAAAATGGGAGGGTATGATGGAGATGGTGGTTGGATCCCTTGGGATCGTGCTGACTTTCCAATAATGACTATAGATAAACATAGTGATATGAGTAAAGCTAATGTTAATGAATTGTTAGATGAACTTAAAGATTATTTACCACAGAAAAGAGATAGAACAGCAGGGTCGATAAAAGCTCAAGCACAAGGCGGAGAACTACTTGAAGCAAGAATTAGTCAGTATATGGAGAAGAATCCTTTACCAGTAGATTTTGGTCAAAGACAGATAGAATCAAGAACAACGAAACAGCGAAAAATTAAAGCAAAATACGAGAGACTTAGAAAAGAAGGTCATATATACGACCCAGAACATTGGCCAGAATTAGCAGGAAAAGCACTTGAATGGGTAAAGAAACAGTTCCAACAGGATATGATCAAAGCACAGAAAGGTGGAATACAGACTGAGGCAAATCTGAGAGCCAAAACCTGATGGGAAAGTTCGATAGTATTAAACAAGATCTACGTGGGGATGCTGCTACTGTAGATCCTGACTACGCACAAACTCCGCAAGACCCTAGATCAACTTCCTTAACTAATCGCTTATTAGAAAGCAAATCTAGAATTCGAGATGAGAAAGTAGCTCGAGCTAGAGAAGTATTTGGCAATGGCAACGGTAATGGACATAAAAATACTGCTGCAGTAGCTGAACAAAAAGCTTACATAAAATCCCCAGATAATACTGCTGAACCCCTTCCTAGTGTAAATCTTCCAAAAGCGCTTACGGAAGCAGAAATGCTTATGCCTACTCATCAATTAGGTTTAGATCCTACTGCAGTTAAATTATTTGATAGTCAATTAGCAGAAGATTTAGCTCCAGATCCTACTGAATTTGATCCTGACTTATATAAGAAGAATGCTCGGATAGCAGAGTCCAGTAAGGATGATACTGCGGTAAATCTAGATACAGACGCTACAGGACGATACCAGTTTCTGAAAAGTACATGGGATAGCCTGAGAGAGAAATATCCTGATGCAGGCCTAACTGCAAACGGACGTATTAATGGAGACGAGCAAGAGATTGCTATGGATCTCTTGATGTCTGAAAATAAGGCCAATCTGGAAGATAAAGGCATTCCTGTAACTAATGGTAATATGCATGTAATGCACACCCTCGGGGCAGGTAAAGGATCTCAGATATTGCAAGCTGCCCGAAAAGGCAATGTCAAACCCGCCGCAGAATTTGTAGGTGATCTTGTAGTAAAGAAGAACCCAACTTGGTTTAAGGGTAATCCCACCTCACAGGAATTGGTAGATCTGTTAGCGGGTAAAGTCGAAGATTTCCCTACTACTGATGATGTTATTACTGCTGGAGTTCCTCCTACTATCGAAACTCCTCCTACTAAACCATTTGAATTAGGTCTAGATGATTTTGAAACAGAGGTTCCTACTGCCGGTGTTAAACCTCCTGTTATGTCTAGAAAGCAAGTACTGCAAGAACTAGAGAAAATGCAGGAAGGTATAAAAGAAGAAAAAGAAAACAAAGCACGACAAGAGTCCGAAGCTAGAGTATTAGCTCAACGAGCAGAGTATCAAAAAGCAGCAGACGAGAGGAGTAAACCTTCTATATCTCCATCTGATATTGCTAAGCCAGGAGGTATTGCTAAAGCAATACAACAAGGGGATACCGAAGTTCTTAAAGATAAAGTTCAAAAGAAAGCACCTGTTGTACCAATGGATGTTCCTCAAGAATGGAGCAATCTACTAGGTACTGTTATAGCAAATGAAGACGCATTCTTAATGGGACTAGATGGAGGTGTTGAAAGCTTAGAAATAGCTTCTAAACAGTTTATGAAATCTAAAGGAGTTACTGGGCAAACTAGTGAACAAGCCATTAAGTATCTTAATGATAATGTTACAGAACTTATTGATTGGATAAAAAATACTCGTGCAGATACTTCAGTTCCTATTGTAAAAACAGATAAAGAAATCCAGGAAAGTGATGTTACTCCTAGAAAAATAGAACCAATAGATGTTCCAGGAGATACTGCTGCTAAAATTATTGATTCTGATAGAAAAGATGTAGATGTTCCAGATGTTGAGAAAAAAGACTTGGAGAAAATTCCTGAAGAAATTGAACCTATTAAAATAGAAAAAGATCGAGAACTAAAAGAGACCGCAAAAGTTGAACCTAAAGAAAAACCAGATGATAGGAGAGTATTTGAAGAAGAAGCAATTATAGATGATCCAGTAATTGAAGATATGACAACAGCGGATATCTATAGGACGGGAACAGAAAGTTATAGTCCTGTAGCTGATCTAGATGCAATGTCAGAACAAATACGAGGACTGTCAGACGAAGAAATAGAACAAGAATTATCGACAGCTCCTGGGATGGCTCCTTTAGAAAGTACAAGTAAAGTTGTTGAACAATTTGGTAATAATGTTTTTAAACATGAAGATAAAACATGGACTGTTATAGCTCAGGACGGTACTCAATTACTTTTAAAAGATGAAATTCTAGCTAAATCATACGCCGCTTACGATGAAGCAAATACATCTGCAGATCCTGATGCTCCTACTACTTTTGTCGGTCAAACCTTTAATCAAATTATGGGAAGCTTTGCTTTTCCTGCCGAATTAATAGCCAGCTCTTTTACTCAGAATCCAGAGACTTTAGCTAATATTAAAGAGATGTCTAAAAAGTACACGGAATATTTTGGAATAAATAGGAAACATATGGCAGGAGCTTCTGTAGCTCTTTCATTAATTGCAGAACAAAAAGGTTCAGTAGAAGCTGTAAAATATGCTTTTGATAATATAGGAACTTTTCTAAAAAAAGGATTTGATAGTGTAGGTTTTACTTTAGCATTAGCTGTAGGAAACGTACCTGTACAAATAGGTATGTTAGCTAGCCTATCTATAGGTAAAGCTAATAAGATGAAGGAGGAATGGAAAGCTTTACCTGAAAATAAGGGAAAAGAGCTAACTCCAGAAATAGCAGCAAGAATAGAAATATCCTCAGCTTTTAGTATGTTAGCTGAAAAAGTTAGTGTCCAAGCGCTAAAAGGAGTTGTTTCAGGAAAACCGCTTATTAAAGTAGATCCAACTAAATGGATGAATAAAGTAGGAGATGCTATTAATCGAGGGATAAACAAGAACCTTGGTACTAAGACAGTTAATCTCTTATTAGTTAAACCTATTACAAAAATTGCAGCACCATTAGGTGGAGAAGGTCTTCAAGAAGTAGCAAGTCAAGTATTCGAGCATTATGGTTTAAAAGGAGAGTTCTTAAGTAAATCTGAAATGGTAGCAGTTGGAATTGAAGGAACTTTAGCTGCTCCGGGAGTAGCAGGTACAATTGCTGGTCTTCACGTTACCAAAGCAGTTGCTGAAAAATTAGCATCCCCGTCTAAAGCAGTAAGACATCGTACAGCACTAGAAGTTATACTAGGCAAAACAAATGAACAACTAGGTAAGATCACTATAGAAGATCGTATCAATGATCTTGATCAACAAATAGCAGATCTATCTGTTGGGATAGAAGATACAGATTCTGGAGTTATAACTGGAAACAAACGATTTGGGGAAATCTTTGATGATCTTAGATCTAAAGATTTTAGACATGGCGATGCAATAGTAGAAGCTAAGGCACGTCTAGCTAAAGAACTTGAAGATTTAAAGAATGAAAAAACTAAATTAGAAACTGATACAAAGCCTTTAAAATTTAAAGATAATGAATTTTTAAGTGGTCCTGTAAAAAAAGATTTAGCTTTAGTTAAACAACAAATAGAGGAGTTAAAAAAGACAGAGCCTAAAGAAGGTGAAGCAACAGGACCTTACTATGCAAAATTAGAAACACTTGAAAATAAACAAAAAACTTTAGAAACAAAATTAGAATCAAGAGTTAATAAACAACAATTAGAACATTTAAGAACAAAATTAACAGAAGCTAAAACTAAACTTGAAACAGCTTTAAAAACTGATTTAGATGAGCAAAAAACTGCGAGTATTTTTAGTAGTGATGTTAAAGCAGGAACAAAATTAGCAAAGAATGAAATCAAGATCGTAATGACAAAAATTACGAAACTTGCAGAGAGTAAAGACCCAGGACTGTTAGATCCAGAAAATGAACTGGATCCTATTGAGTTAGATGCAACAAGTGACTATGCACCAACTGAAGATAGTGGATTAGAAGTAGTTAAGGAAACTGAAGGCGGAGCTGTAACTAGCAACACTGTCCAATTAAAAGAAGAGCCTGCAGAATGGACTGATGAAAAGACAGGTAGAAGATTAACAAAAGAAGATTTTGATAGTCCTATTGAATATCAACAATTTGTTAAAAAGACTAAAAAGTTTGATGCTGATAGGGAAAGAGGTATAGCAGAACTTAAAAAAATACGTTCAGAAAAAATTGAAGGATTAACTCCTGAAGATATACACCCTAGAAGACAACAACTATTATTAGAAGAATTAGGAGCACTAGCTGAACGAGATTTAACTGACGAAGAGAAAAAAATTGTACGTGAAAAAGTACAAGAACTTAAGACAAAAGGAATTCTTAAATCTGACAGAGTAGATCAAGTTATACCAGAGACAGTGGTTGATGATGTTGTTATAGGGAAAACAAGTACTTTTTTCCTTCCTGATGGAACACCCATAGAACTTGAAGTTACTGCTGTGTCTGAATCAGGCAATATTAAAGTCCGTAATGAAAAGGGTGAGGAGGAGGTAGTAGGGGAGCGTTTGAATACTCGATCTGCTGCATCTTCAACTTTCCGACTAGACACAATAGAAGGCACTCCAGAGGTTGGATCATTAAGTAACGAAGTCTTGGATACTACCATAAAGAAAACTGAAGAAACGGTAGCAATTCATTTAAAGAAGTATAAGGCAGGGAAAAATAATTCATATCTTCCGATGTTACGAGAACTCAACGCTCTGAAATTGGAGCGTAAGCGCAGAGAAGGTACTAAAAAAGAATCCGAAGCAGATAAGTTATTTTCAGGACCTGATGCATTTGTCAATGCACAAAATGCAACTCCAGAGGAGCTTAAAGCAGCAATCAATGATCCTAAGACAGATGCTGATACTAAGAAACATCTAAGGGCAATAGCAAAAGCTCAAAGAGATCAAAAGATACTAGATAAGAAACTTGAGAGTAAAGATTTTGCGGATGTACATGAAGAAGTTGTTAGTGGAGAAGGTAAGAGATTTAAAGGTCTACATGCATATCGTAATGAAATTCTAGAAATACTTAAGAATCCTGAGAAACGAGCTAATGACTTAATACAACAAAAAGTTCGAGTTGCTTATGAAGCAATGGGAACTCATGCAACCAATCTTAGTAATAAGCTTTACGCATTTAAAACAGCAATGGAAAATGCCTTAACTAAAGACCTTGAAGCAGGTAAGTTATGGGCTGTATCTGGAGTCATAGACCCTGAAGCTAAGAAGATTAATCCTAATACGCGAAAGATGCAATATACCGTCTCTGAGATGACTAGAAAGGATTTTGATAAAGAAGTGGAAGAAAGACGAGGAGCTGGTGGAGAAAGTTTCCTCACTGAGATTAGTTCAGTTAAACAAATTGATACTACATTAAATTCCCAGAATTTAATTAACGTACTTGAACAGGAAGTTAAATTAGGTAGCAGTGCTTGGGAAGCAGTTAGAACATACGCTAAAAGCTCCCTTGCTAAGAGTGAAGCTAGAGCGGAAGGCAAGAGAATTGGGGACAGTGAATTTCTTGCTGAACTTGACAAAATAGAAGAGAAAATTGGTGTACCAGTTACGCCAATATCTGATGAAACAATAGATAGCCTTAAGGATCCTCAAAAGAAAGCTGAAGAACCTACTGTTACGCCAACTGCTGATAATATAGCAGAAATTAAAGCAAAACTTGAAGAAGCAAAAGCTAAATTAACTGCCGCAAAAGACGCCAAGAAAAAAGAAGATAAACTAGGGAGTGCACCAGATGATGAAATTAATAAACTTGAAGAAGAGGTCAATAAACTTGAAAAACAACTTGCAGACGCAGAAGCCGCTCAGCAATCTGCAAAAGATAAGGAACCTAAAGGAGCAGATCCATTATCTGATGAAGCTCCTAAAGTTCCTAAATCAACTGCTGACTCTGCTAAGCAGGATGCTGACACGGCAGAAGAGACCGGCGAAGGAGCTAAAACTAAAGCAGGTAGAGTACAAGATTTTATAACAAGCGCTATTAAAAAATACTGGCCTGTAATTACTTCAATCGCCAAAGGCAATAAAGAAAGAGTACTAGGAATGTTCGGTGCTTTCTTTAATGATTTAGTTCAAATTGGTGAGATAGATGACATACGAAATCTCCCTGGCTTACACACTCTTAAAGATACAGACTTTATATGGACTGAAGCAGATATAGAAGCAGGAAAAATAAGAAAACCTCAAAAATTAGTTGGTACATTTAGTTGGGAAAAACTTAAAGATGCTCTTATAGACTTAGGTGTAGATAAAACTACTGCTAAATATGTAGCTACGAAATATAAAGTATTTAAAGCAAGATATGAGAACATAGCATGGACAGGAAAAGAACTAAAAGTAGGACAAGAAGTACGTATTCAAGGTGATGCAAATACATACACAATAACATCCATCACTGCAGGAAAAGCTTCGCTCAAGGGCATGGCGGAGCCAATGCCCGTAGAGCGATTGTTTGACGCACGAAATTACGCTTTAAGAGAACCTTTATCTCTCCTATTACGTAACGATGAGAATGATAAAACCAATTCAGTAGGAAAACTACCAGACCAAATACTGTTAGGTATGTATCTCTCAGTACTGTCATTTAAAATTAGGAACCCAACTAATAATAGATTTACTTCTGAATGGCAAAAGAAACAGTTCTTATATAGTGGTAAAGAAGACCTTAAACCAGATGACGAAAGAGAATTAATAGGTCTAGGCTATGGCTTTAATGATACAGCCGATAGTTTAGGAAAAGATACTGCAGCTTCACTAAGAATGTCGGCTAAACAAATAGCTGAAGACCATCCTACATTAACCCAAGCAAGTGCCGATTTATACTATTCAAGACTACTTCCTGCTCTAGGAATGATGGCTTTAGATATAGCTGCAGGTACAGATTCTGGGGCTTGGTTTACTATAGAAAATAAAACATGGAACTTTGATGAGCATAAGCCTCAGCGAAATTATAATAATAGTGATGACGGTACAACTTATAGACATATTAGGTTTCCAGAAACTAAGGATAAAGACGGTAATTTACAAACTCCTAAGATACCTAAAGAAGGTAAATCTGCGTTTGAAAATGTAATAGATCAACTGGGTGTTGAGATGGAACAATACGGGGAAGTTCTTAGAGAACCTGTAGATGTCTCAACTCGTATTAACAGATCTCTTAAGAAAGTACCTCGTAAAGTAATAAAAGCTCTCAAAAAACTACACAATGCTAAATGGAATGTCTCAGAAACTTTAGGTTCAGTAGTTATACTAAATGAAGGTCATAGAGACATTTTAAATCGACTTATGGGCGTACTTCCTACGGAAGGAGCTAAAGTTAAAATTGTCTCTGGTACTCCAAATGCTAAAAAATACGCCAGAGATAATCCTAATACTGCAATTTATGTAATGCGAGTTAAAGAGGAAGGTATCCCGCATGTAAAATCTGAAAAACATTTTGGTAATCCTTGGTCAGCTGAAGGGCACACAGGTCTTGACTTTAAAACTGACAGTGTACCAGAAGCTGTTAGTAATTATAGAGAGTGGCTAGCAGGTAGAGCCCATCAAGATGTAGAGCCTGAACGTAGAGCATGGATTCGTAAAAAAATTGATGAAGGATTTCTTAATAATAAAGAATTAGTTTATTTTAAAGCTGGTTATAAAAGTCATGCAGATGTACTAGCAGAATTTGTACCAGCAGCTATGCACCAACGTCAAAGAGATTCCAATGAAGCTGCCAATAGAGATAAAAATAACGATCTCGATACGTTACTAGAAGCCAATAAAGAAGAAGGTAAACTAAAAGACTTCTATTTCTCTTACGAATTGCAAGGACACCACAGAGTCCTCCAGCAAGGAAAAATAAACCCTCAACACAGTAAGGTTACTAGATTCTTATTAAGATCCTGGGAAGCCCAGACTTACAATAAAAATAATCTATGGAAATTTAAGTTAGCTGTTGCTCAAAATTTTGGCTTAGATATTGATAAAAACAATATGGCCTACGCTGAAACTGAATTCGGTCACATTATCAATAATGGCAATGTGCAAGAAGCTGTAAAAGCTATGCAAGTTCTTAAGGAAGATAAAAACAATAAAGAAGCTGCTGATAAATTAGCAGAAGCACTATCAGAAATTAAGAGCGATAAAGATTACAAGGATGTAAATATACAGCTACTAACGGCTATTACTGCATTAGCTAATTACATGCCTTCTGGAGATCCTATTAGAGCAAAGGCTGAATTTAAATCTGACATAGTAATGGAGATAGATGGGATTACTAATGGGTTCGCTATGAACCTTCTGCAATTCCCAATGTTTGGAGAAGAACAATTAGTCAAGCATCTTAATCAAGTAGGCAATTATTTTGATGTTAGATCATTACATGATCCGTCTAAACCTGACGTATATATGAATTTAATCGATCATATTGAAGCTGGTGAATCAACTGCTGGAGCACTTAGTTGGTATGTAGATAATTCGTGGAAAAATGATTTTATTGCAGATGCTGGAAAATACACCCAAGGAACTAAAAAGAAACCATTAACTGTAGCCCAACAAAAAGAGAACGACGCGACAGAAAAAGCTTATGAAGCTTTATACACAGGTAGAAATGAAGCATTAAAATCCTTAGCTCCAGATATGTACCTTTATGATAAAGGTATGCGTAAAACTGTTAAATATCCTTTCATGATTTATATGTATGGAGGAGGAACTAAGAGCATTGCTCAAGGAGTTGCATCAGATATTGTCGATTCCCTTTATGAACAAGTCACTAATTTGCATCTCGAATACAAAGAGATGCTGGGTAATTTGGATTTAGTTCCAGATAAAGAAGCAAAGATTATACGAGATGGAATTACCTCAAGAATAGACACATTTTTAGATAGCTTAGAAAAATTAGGAGCATTTGAAGGTAAACAAACAGTAGAAGGGCAATCTCCTAAAGAAAGATATAGAAAACTATTAATAGATGGTAGAGCGTTAGATGTAAATAAGAGCGGAAAGGCATTATATAACTTTAATGATACAGAGTTAATTCAAGTAATCGGAAGAACAGTAGAACCTAGATTTAGTCATGGTTTAGATTCTATGTTAGGAGAAACTAAAGACGCTAGAAGTAGTGTAATTAAGATGGGGCAAATGATGCATCAGATGTTTATGCTCCGTTATGAAACAGCTTACAAAAATAAATTAAAACAGGTAAACGAAGAATACAAAGCTAAGCTTAGTGATGAGGATAAGCGTAATTTTGTTGGGGTAGATCGATTAACTGACCAACAAGTACACGAAATGGTATCTGGAGTTAATGCAGAATTATCAGAGGTTATTCCTCAAGCTGCAGGGCCTCTATCTCAGATTCTTAAAAATAAAGACGGAAAAGAATATACAGATGGTGCTCTTGATTTGAGCTCTATAGAAGGCGTTAGACGTGAAGATAAAAAACAATTTGATTCTACAGGTAAAGAACTACCTAAGGAGCCTTGGGATAATGAAAAATTAGAGCTTAGAAGTGATAAAATTGAAAATAAAATAAAAAAAGAAGATGGTACTCAGTTTAATAGAGACATCATGGCTAAACAATTACAATTTGTTGAGGCAGGAGTAAGTGTATTAATTCGTCAGATTCAGAATATGGACTCCGTAATCTTAACTCAAACGTTTGGTGGAGGAAATGGTAAAGGAGATCCTAGAATTAATGTAGGATTTACTAGTAAATTATGGGAAGGAGACGGCAATGTTCTGCCATTACATGATGCGTTTATGGCTAGTCCAGAACAACTGTCTACTATATCTGAGATCTATGGAAAAACTTATATAGAATACAATAAAAAATATAGCATCATTGAAACTACTCTTAAACAAGTAGAAAAGATTAGAGCTACGTTAACTGAAGACGAAGCTCAAGGATTAAACTTGTTATATTTGGCTGATGAACAAGAAAAACAAAATCCTAAAGATGCAGATGATTATATTGCAGAATTTAAATCTCAAACAGCTAGAGTTATTAAAGCTCGTAATGAACTTTTTGCACTAATAAAAAAACTAGGCATGGTTTCGCATCAATTGTATATGCCTCAGCCTGGGACTTCACCAAGTACTCAAAGTACTCAAAGCCGTAATGATACGGCTTTAAATGAAGTTGATTCTGCAATAAATGACGACCTTCCTCAAGGTACTAGACCTGTATTATTTACTACTGAAGAAGGTGAAGTTATAGAAGCTAATGACGATCAGTGGAGAGCCTTGGATAAAATGCAAGTATGGTTGAAAAAAGATCCTACAGGAATTCTCGAATATGAAAAAACTAAGATACAAGAAGACAATCTAATTTTTGTACTACAAGGTAGAGGTGGTACTGGTAAAACTACTATGGTTGAAGCGGCTCTTTCAAAGCCTATTCCAGATGGTAATTTTAGTATAGAACCAT